CCAGACCCCAGGCTTCGCGGCAACAAAACGGCTTGCTACATGGCCATCCACCCGCGCTGCAAGAAATATACGTCTGCGTCACCGAAAGCGTGTGAGTATTTCAATCACCCGATTGTTCAAGAGCGACTACAGGAAACGCTGGACGCTGTTAGTCGGGAATCTGACATCACTCAAAAGCGTGTGCTGCAAGAGATTGCCCGCATCGGCCTCTTTGATCCTCGCAAGTTGTTCGATAACACCGGGGCGCCGCTACCTATTACCAAACTGGACGACGATGTGGCGGCAGCAATTTCCGGCATTAAAGTCATGCAGACAGGTGGCGGCGGTGAGGGTGAATCACCCGGCACCGTGATTGAGTACAAGATTGCTGACAAGAACAGTGCGCTTGAGAAGCTGATGAAATACTTGGGGGCTTATGAGAAGGACAATACTCAAAAATTGGGTTCGCTGGCTGACGCTTTGATTGCCGGCATCAACCGAACAAAAGAGCTAGATGAGTGATATTGGCGAGCTGCAGTTACGCGACGAAATTGCGAAGTGCTGGGACGACCCGTTGCGCTTCGTCTTGCTCGTGTTTCCGTGGGGCGTCCCCGGCACGGCGCTTGAGAAATTCCCGGACGGCCCGGACGAATGGCAGCGAGGGCAGCTGAACGCGATCCGTGACCATATCCGCAGCGGCACGAAAGTCGCTATGCGAGATGCCACAACCTCAGGCCACGGCATCGGCAAGTCGGCTGAAACAGCCTGGATTATATTGTGGTTCTGCAGCACCCGGCCTCATTGCGCAGGGCGTATCACCGCAGGCACACAGGCTCAGCTTAACAGCACCACATGGCGGGAGCTGTCCGTCTGGCACAAGCGAGCCGTCAACAAGCACTGGTTCAGTTGGACTGCCACCCGATTTTCTGCCATCGAAAGCCCAGAAACATGGGGCGTAACGGCCGTGGCTTGGAGCGAGAACAACTCCGACGCCTTCGCCGGCCTACACGCCGAAGATGTACTGGTCATCTATGACGAAGCCAGCGCCATAGCGGATGCGATCTGGGAAGTTTCAGAAGGCGCCATGACCACGCCCGGGGCGTTCTGGCTGGTATATGGCAACCCGGTCCGAAATACCGGCCGATTCCGTGAATGCTTCCGTTCCATGCGTCACCGATGGCTGAACAGGCAAGTTGACTCACGCACTTGCCGGATGACCAACAAGCTGGAAATCCAGCAATGGCTTGAAGACTACGGCGAAGATTCCGACTTTTTCCGCGTCCGCGTCAAGGGCGAGTTCCCTCGCGTTTCGGACAACCAGTTTATCAGCGAAGATCTGGTTAGGCAGGCGCAACAACGAGAACAGCCAATACAGGTGTTTGCCCACTACCCGCTCATCATGGGCGTGGATGTGGCGCGATTCGGAAACGACCAGTCCGTTATTACTTTACGACAAGGCCCAAAGATCCATTATCAGCACGCTTACCGTGGATTGGACACTGTAGAGGTGGCCGACAAGGCCCGCGAACTGTACCTGGATCAAGGGCGCGTGGCCGCAATCTGCGTGGATGGCCCGGGCGTTGGCGGAGGCGTTGTCGATCAGCTTAAACGCTTTAATCTGCCAGTTATTGATGTGCAGCCAGCAGGTACAGCACCCGACCCAAAGGAATTTATCAACATGCGCGCCTGGATGTGGGGGCAAATCAAGACGTGGCTGGATGATGCCGACTTACCGCCCGGCGACCGCGATCTAATGGACGACTTGACGACCATCGAGTACGGCTACGACAAAAAACTGCGCATCCAGATGGAGAGCAAAAAAGATATGAAGTCTCGCGGCGTACCAAGCCCGGATAAGGCTGACAGTCTGGCGCTCACCTTTCACCCGATTGATTCCGTTTTGCGGCTGAACTGGACGGCACGATCCAATCGTCCGGCGAAGCGCGGCAACTGGGCAGCACACACGTAGGAGTAATTATGCGCGATTCCTTAAAGTTTCTATTTGGCGGCTACTGGAGTGACGGTGACAGCAACGCCGTTGGTGGCCGTGCAACGCTTGTTTTTGTTTGGCTGATGCTGTCGTTCACGGGCTTCTCGATAGCCGTTATTGCGCTCGCCTTACTTGGCTACTGATTTACTGACACCAAAGGACAACCATGGCCATTCTTGAATCAAACAAACCCGTGAGCCTGACCCAGCGGGAAGTTGCCGTAGTGGTCGCTCAGGCGGTGGCTAAAGCGGCACTGCCCATTCCATCCGGCAAGTTCCGCAACGACGTGGACCACATTCAGATTGATCCGATCGTCCTTGAAGCCAAGGTAACCCAGCCCAAGCCGGGCATTCGCCTGCAGTTTGAGGTGGAAGGTGGCTATGGCATTACCCTGAACGTCAAGCTGGAGGAATTTGAAGCAAGCCCGGTGGCGTATCTCCAAGACCTGTTCAAGCAACTTCACCCCATGCTCAGAAATTGCCAGCGATTGCGCAACAACAAGCGACTGATGAATCAAGCCATGTACGACATTCTAACGGAAGGGGTTGCGTAATATGGCGAGCTTGGGGCTGATGCAGTACCGCTCTGCGACGGACTTGCGGAAAGACGATGATGCGCAGCAGCTGCAGGATGAAGATGCTCGGCGCCGAGATCTAATTGAAAGCTCTCTGGGCGCTCACATACGGCGGTCTTGGGAAGAAGCCAAGATGGCCAAGCAAGAAGTTGAGTACCGCTTGCTGGACTGCCTGCGCCGTCGCACGGGGGAATACGACCCCTCCAAGCTGAGCGCCATCAAAGCAGAAGGCGGCAGCGCCATTTTCATGATGCTGACCACCACCAAATGCCGAGCCGCGGCAGCCTGGGTGCGCGACATTCTGATGCCAGTGACCGAAAAGCCGTGGGGGCTCAACCCAACCCCGCTGGCCGACCTGCCGCCCGAGTTTGTACAGCCGGTGTTTCAGCAGTTTATGCAGCACGCCATGCAGCAGGCGCAACAGTCTGGCGAGAAGCCTGACCCACAGGAGTTGATGCAGGCCGCCGAGGATTACATCCGTCAGGCGGTGCAGGAAAAGGCCCGCGAGGCCGCCAAACGCCATGAGGAATTGATTGACGACCAGATGGCTGAGGGCGAATGGGATGAGGCTTTTGAAGGCTTTATTGACGATTTCGTAACCTACCCTGCCGCGTTTATTCGCGGGCATAACCTGCGCCGTGTATCGACTCTGGCGTGGATGGAAGGCTGGAAAGCGGTCAAGACACAGGAAATTCGCCCTCAGTGGTATCGCGTCAGTCCGTTCGACATCTACCCAAGCCCGGACGCGGCCAATGTAGACGACGGCGCTTACATCATCGAGCGGGCAAGATTTACCCGAGCGCACCTGAACAAGTTGATCGGCGTACCGTCTTACAACACCGAAGCCATCCGTGAAGTCCTGAGCGAACACGGCCAAAGCGGTCTGCGTGACTGGCTGTGGTCCGACGGCGAGCGAGCCACCCTCGAAGGTCGCGGTCATGAATGGTTGACCCGCGGCCAGACCATCGACGCATTGATCTATTGCGGTGGCGCACAAGGCACCAGCTTGCTGCAGTGGGGCATCAATCCCGACGAAGTGGAAGATCCGCTGGCCGAATACGAAGTCGAAGCCACTCTGATTGGTCAACACGTCATTCGCGTGAAGTTCAATCGCGACCCGCTGGAGCGCCGGCCGTACCACAAAGCCAGCTTTCAGCCGGTGCCAGGCTCGTTCTGGGGCGCCGGCATTCCTGAGCTGATGAGCGACATTCAGGACGTGTGCAACGCAACGGCCCGCAGCCTGGTGAACAACCTGGCCATTTCATCCGGCCCACAAGTGGAGGTTGTCTGGGAGCGACTGGACCCCACCGAAGACGCCGAGGATATGTACCCCTGGAAGATATGGCGCACCAAAGATTCCCATGTGGCCGGCAATAACCCGGCTGTGCGTTTCTTTCAGCCCAACAGCAACGCCGCCGAATTACTGGCCGTGTATGAAAAGTTTGAAATACGGGCCGACGACGCCACCAACATTCCCCGCTACACCTACGGCAATGAGCGCGTGGGCGGTGCAGGCAATACGGCCTCGGGCTTGTCCATGCTGATGGAATCGGCCAACAAAGGCATTAAAGACGCCATACGCCACATTGACCGCGGCGTGATCCGTCGTGTGATTGAAGCGCTGTGGTTGCACAACATGCAGTATTCCGAAGACAACAGCATCAAAGGCGACGTGAACGTGATCCCGCGCGGCTCATCGGCCATGCTGATCCGTGAGCAGACCCACCAGATGCGGTCCACCTTCCTGCAGATGACCAACAACCCGACCGATATGGGCATTATTGGCCAAGAAGGCCGGCGCAAGTTGCTGGAGTCCATCGCTGAAAAGCTGGATCTGGCGAGCATTATTCCGACCGAGGAAGAAATGGAGCAGAACAGCGCCGCACAGAATGAGGCCGGCCAGGTCATGCAGCAGCTGGAGCAAGCTATCAAGGAGGCGGAAGCGCAAGACAAAGCCGCCAAGGCTGAAAAGACCATGGCCGAAGTGGCGGAAACTCAGGCGGATACCGAGAGAACGCAAGCGCTGACCCCGCTGGACGCCCGCAAGTTGCTGGCTGAAATCTACAAAATGATGCAGGAGCCCACGAATGGACGAGCAGGATTGGAAAGCGCTGGCCCGAATCAGCAGCTCGCCGGACGGCAAGCGCCTACTGGCTATCCTCGCCCGGCAACGGGAGGACTGCAGGGACAAGTTGGAGCGCCTACCGGACGCCCAGCAAATTTCCCGAT